ATTCATATTTTAGTAAGAACAACACCATCATATCAAATAGTTATACGAATACAGGTAGAAACCCTGTTACCGAACTATTTTATGGGTCAGTAATAAACACACAATATCCGTATGGTTTTAGTCGTTTTATTTTCGACCTTGACTTAGATTTACTAATCGAAAAATACCAAGATGGTACAATTTCAGACCAATGTGGTAATATAACCCACACGTTAAGAATGATTAATACTTCAACATTTAATGATTACTTAAATACAAGTACATCTCAAGGTAGACAAAGAGCAACATCGTTTGATTTAGTGTTATTTAGAATACCATCACCACAACTTTGGGATGAAGGTGTTGGTTATGATTTCGCAGATTTAATCTATGAAATTGCTAACGATAAAAATTATTCGATAAGACCAACAAATTGGTTTCAAAGAACAACATTAGATAATTGGAGTCAACAAGGGATTTATAATAATAAAGGTACAGGTGTTGTTAATTATTCGGATTTAACAATCCTTGATGTTCAACATTTCGAATTTGGAAATGAAAACATTGCATTTGATATGTCAAATGAAATAAACTCAATTCTTGATGGGACTTTAACTAACGTTTCAGGTTGGGGAATTGCTTTTAAACCTCAATTAGAAAATCTAACAGGTTTGACTGAAAACTATGAAGTTCAATTCTTCACTAGACATACCCAAACATTTTATGAACCTTACTTAGAGACATCATATGATGATTTAATTGAAGATGATAGAAATTTATTCACGTTGGGTAAAACTAACAAATTATATTTATATGTATATGACGATGGAAATCCAGCTAACTTGGATTCTAACCCCTCAGTTACTATTAGTGACTCAACAGGCACTCCTATACCTGGTTTAACATCACTTTCTACGTGTAAAAAAACTAAAGGGATATATGAAGTTACAATACCGCCTTTAATTGGTTATAAAACACCTTGTACGTTTTTTGATAAATGGAGTGGTTTATATCTAAATGGATTCCCGATATTAGATATCCAAAATGAGTTTACAATTTATCCAACTAAAAATTCAATTCAAATAGGTTCAACCTCATCCGCAGACCCAAAATTATATGGATTTGATTTTTATGGTTTAAAACAAGACGAAAAAATTTATAACACGGATATTCGTAAAGTGGGGGTAATAATTAAACAAGCGTTCACAAAACAAAAATTATTACAAAAAGTCGATGCTTATTATAGAATATATGTGAGAGAAGGTCAAACCGAAGTTGAGGTTCAAGATTGGACTAAAATTAACCGAACACCTAATGAGTATTTTTTTATATTCGACACTAGAGATAAAATACCTAACGAATATTATGTTGATATGAAAGTTATTAGTAGTGGTGAAATAAACACTTACAAAAAACAAATCAAATTTCAGATAGTTAACATAAAATATTTAGAATAAACTAATATTTATAATAAAAAACATTAAAATGGCGAATTTAAGTGCAAATACTGAAAATATTGTGTGTATAGTTAATTGTAGTGGTAATACCGCAACTATAACACCACCACATCCTGTGTATAATGGTATATCAGGAAATACTGTCACTCAATTAAATATGATTGAGTTAGGTGGTCAAAACGGATTAAACGCATAATAAAAATTGTATTATTTAATTATAAGGGAGTTATTAACAACTCCCTTTTTTTGTTAACAATTTAACAACTTTTTCTCGATTAACTTTATTGAATTGTATCTGAAAAAACGTTATGTTTGTAGTATATAAAAGATACTATTATGAACTACATTAAACGATTTATTAAACGATTGTATGCGAAATACCTAAGACATATTAGGTACTCATCTAATCAAACCCTCGAAAATACACAAAATGAGAGGATTTGTAAGTCTATCTGTTATAAGATGATAAACAACCCACACTCTAAGTTTTTAATAGCTCCACTGTCAGGAAAACGTTATATTAAAAATGAAGTGTTAAAAGTCTTTATAATATTAGATGATAAAAAAATTACTATAACAAATCACATATATCATTATGACGTTATTTTAAATCAAAGAGATTTTGATAGAATGGTACATATGTACGATAATAAAACGGAAGAAATTAGAAATGAGTTTGAAAACGAAATGATGTCTCAAATTATGGTGTCATTATCAACAATACTACATAAAATTTCTGAGAAGATATAATTAAAAACCCCACTGTTTAGATGGGGTTTTTTTATATTATCTCTTTAATAATTTCCTTAATAATCTTTAATAATTGATTTTCACTTAATCTGATTATTTTTTTATTGTAATTTTCTTTAATAGGTACGATACCTTTTTTATTTTTACCTTTAGGGTATTGATTAATAACATTACCATCTTCATCACTAAATGTTGATTCAGGATGTTTCTTAATGTAGTCGGTAACTTTCTTTGCTTGTGACTCAATCTTTTTTATTTGAGACCTTCTCAAATCCATTTTACCATCATAACTATCGTATTGTAATAATGGACTATCATAATCAGATATTTCATCAGTAAATGGGGCTAGTGTATTTTTTTTAAATGGTCTCAACCCCAATTGTAAAGGTGCGATATACGAACCCCTACCACCTGAACTATCAGAAGTTGCTTCACTTATATGTTTTTTTTTACTATTCATTATATATAAATATTAAATTATGGAAGAACAAGAAATATATGGTAAATTATTTAATGTGATACCTTTGATGGATGAGACCCACATTGATGTGTTATTAAACACTATGACTAAAGAAACTGCGATATATTATTTAACACACGCAGTTAATTTAGCCTATCATAATGGGATGTATTCATTGGGTGAATCTGAAGTCCTTTCTAAATCAATTCGTGTATTGAATAATACCGAAACAACCTCATCAGATTCTAATTAAAATTTTGAAAGAACGTCACGACCTTTTTGTTCTTGGTTAGCATCAACAACAGGTGCGTTACCCGGTGTACTTGCAGATACATTTGTTAAGTCAGGTAATTTAATATTCATTAAAGTCTCAATCTGAGTTTTAACCGTATTTATTAAATTTGGGTTAGCTTTTAAAATATCACCAGCCAATTCTTGAACTTTTGGAAGTATTTGTTCTGGCGTCATTTTTGATAAATCAATATTTGCAGCTTTTAATTTATCAGCTATTGCTTTAACTTCAGGGATTTTCATTAATTCGTCAACAACATTAACGCCACCCGGTGTTTGACCGTCTTTTGGTGTTGTATTTGGTGCAGCATTTGGTGTTGCAGATTTTAATGCTGTCATTAGTGCGTTTAATGTTAATGGACCTAATTTACCATCAACAGTACCATCTTTACTAATTTTGTACCCTAAAGTGATTAGCAAAGACTGAACATCTTTTAAAGTTGCATTAGTTGTTGGTTGTTGTGTTGCCGGAACTTTAGATTGAGGTGCTTGAATTGTACTTGTCGGTAATTTACCTAAACTATCAAGTGCAGTACCTGTTTGTTCTGAAATAACATTTAAATATTGTTTTTTTGTTGAAGTTTCGTGTAATCTTAATATAGATTGTCTTTCTTCATCGGTGATGTTAAAATTTCTCATATTTTTTTTATTTATAAATATCGTTAAAATAAAAAAGGGACTATTAAAGTCCCTTTTTATATTATGAAATTATTGATTATCTCAATTCTCTCAAGTCAAATGTACGAACACCATCAACTGTGATTCTCGCGTAGAAACGGTTGTTAACCATTTTCTTAGCGTATCTCGTCATTATACCTTTGATAGGTGTAAAGTTGAATGGGTTATACATTGTTGGAGTTAATTGTAGAGGTACATACGGTGCGTAGATGTAACCTGTGTCTAACAATGACGTTCCTTTATGACCCAACAATACTGTGTTTGGTGGGAAGTAAGGGTCACGGTAAACTTGGTAACGACCAGCTAATGTACCAACTCTTTCAATACCCATATTGTATTGGTCTTGCTCAGGAGACGCGTTAGATACGTGGAAGTATTCTAAATCGTCAAAGATAGCTGAAACTTCAGAAGAAACAACAATCCAGTTAGCCCCACCTCTTAATGTTGATTTGTGAATTTGTGCTGATAATTGGTTAATCGCAGTAATCAACGTTTGGTTCCAATCTTTTTGAGTATAAGATGTAGTTAAACCGTTAATTCTTCTCCATCCGTTGTAATCCCAACGTAGGTTCCAAGCCGCCCCTTTACGTAAGTCACGTAAAATTTCACGGTCGATTTCAGCCGCAACTTGTTCTGACAATAAAGCTGTTAATTCAGCTTCAGCATCAATGTTATGGAAAGCAGCAACGTCTTGAGCTAATTCAGGAGACCATTGTGCTCTTAATTTTCTTTCAGTTACAGAAACAGTTACTGATTCTAAATCGAAAGAAACCTCACCAATTTTGTCTTCGAATTCTAATTCTTTATATCTTTTGTAAATTGCCACGAAAGAGTTTTCAGTTCCTGCTGATGTAATTGTTGTACCTGTATAACCATCTAAAGTGTCAGCACCACATCCAACACAAGCCGGACAAGATAAATCAACTTCTAAATAGATGAAACCTTCAGCATCACAAATATCTTGGAACGAACCACCACCTGTGTTTGATTGAGCGGCACCAAATGTAGTGTTTCTTCTTTCACCGTATTGAACGATTCCTTTACCGTATTGTTGAGTCACAACTCTAAACAATAATGGTGTGTTAGACGCTACTTCACAAGCTGAAGTTGCGGTAATTGATAAACCAGCACCTTTAGTTACAACTAAATCAGATAAGAAAGTTTCAGTATCCATTTCTTGTCCATCAGGACCGATTAATTTACCAGCACCAACGTTAGAGAAACCTGAAACTTTGATGATAACTTTTCTTACAGTTTCACCATCTAATTCTGTTGTTTCATCAACTAAATTAGAACCATTCCAAACTTGAACTCTTGTTGACGCAGTTACTGCTGTGAATTGTCCTTTAGAATAGTCGAATAAACCTGCTGGATTTAATCCTGGTTCAGAACCTTCGTAGAATAAGTCATACAAGTTTTGGTTAGCATAAGTACTACCAGCACCATAACCATCACCAACGTTAGCACCGTTAGGAGCACCTACAGGAGCGAAATGTTCGTTGTTTGTGTTATATCCTTGGATTTTAGGTACGAAGTAGAACAATTTACCGATTGGTAAGTTCATTGCTTGTACTGATACGATGTCGTTCGCTAATAATTTAGAGAAAACACGTCTTACGATTGGGAAAACTACAGTTTCAAACGCTCCGTTTGAACCTTCTGCAGTAGCCTCATTAATTAAGAAAGACGCTTGGTTTTCATATAATTGAGCTACGTTTTCTTTTAAGTGTCCTTTTAAATCGTCTAGGAAACCTAATTTATCCCATTTATTAATAGTGTCTTCTTTGATAACTTTTAAATGTTTTAATCCGATGTTACCAACAAGACCTGATTCTAATAATGCACCCATTGTTTTTTTTTTATTTGTTTTTAGTTTATTTTTTATTTAAGTTTACTCATCAAATCTCTCATTCGTAAGAATTGTGGATTTTCATAAGTTTTTGATTCAATTAAGTTAATTGCTGACCCTGTAGAAGGTGAATTGTCAAAATTTCTCTCAATTGATTCGTTAATTGGTTTTGAAGAATTATCTTTATTTAATTCTTGTTTTATTGTTTGATATAAGTTTTTAGATTCTTTAATAGTTTCAACAGAATCAAAACGTTGTAATATGTTGATTTTTTCTTGTTTAGTTGTTGTATGTTCAGTAAACAAACGAGTAGCATATGCTAAGTTTGAGTTAAACACCGCAACTTCATTCAACTTATCTCTAAATACGTTTAATGCGTTTCTGTATTCGTTATTCTTTTCTCTCAATAAATTTAACTCACCATCAACAGATTCTTTTCTTAGATGTCTTGGAGCTGCTTTAGGTTTGTCTAAACTATTTTTACCAAATCTTTTTCCAGCACCTAATGTTCTTGACGCTTCATTAGCCTCAACTTTTTTCTTAGGATTTATTTTAAACTCACCATCTAAATTTTCACCATCTTTGTAAGTAAATTTAGCTTTTCCTGTACCCATAGTTTTGTTAGGTGATTTCTTAACAGTTTTAAACCCACCTTCTTGGTTAGGTTTTGAAGAATACTTAAATTTGTTAGGTGAACCAAGACCTTTACCTTTAGCTTTGAATGATTTAGATTCATATAAGTCATCCATTTCGTCAACCATATATTCATCTTCCTCTAATTCATCCATAGGTACGTCAGTATCATCTAATTCAAGTTCATACATTAAACTATCGTCTTCATCTATTTCTTCATTTTCCCATTGGTCAGCAGATGATTGTTCGAAAACATCATTAAATACTTTGTCAACCTCAGATTCTAAATCATCATCTTCTTCAGCTAAACCATCGTAATCATCAGTTTCGAAAATATCGTCAGGACTTAATTCATCCTCATCAAATTCTTCTTCGTCTAAATCTTCCCATTCGAACATTTCTTCATTTTCGAATTCTTCTTCCGATTCTTGTACAATCATATACTCTTTACTTGTTTTTGTATCTTTTAAGTTAATGTTACCGTCAGTATTTTTAGTTACAATAACTTCATCTTCAGGACCCATCAATTGGAATACTTTTAGAACCTCTTCGTCAGTAACATCGTCACCTGTCAAATCAATTGGTTCTTCGTCGTCCATTTCTTCGTCGTCCATAGAAAATTCGTCATCACCCATACTTAGGTCTTCATCACCTTCAAGATTATCAACGTCTGCGTCCAATTCCATTTCAGAATCTTCCACATCAGCATCCATTTCAACCTCATCTTCTTCTTGTTCGAATAGAGATTCTTTTACTAAGTCTTTGATTTCTTGCTTCATTGTAGATGCAAGTATTCCCTTTGCGTTTTGTGCAACGGCTTCTTCCAAATTCTTCATTTGGATAAAAGTCTCTTCAACTAATGTTTTTTCTTTTGCCATTTAAAAAAATGTTTCATTTATTTCTAAATAAATATTAAGAAATTTAAAAAAAACTAATTTTTAAGATTGACAATGTAAAATAAATTAACTATTAATGAATTTTTAGTGAAAAAAAAAGGGAAGACTAATGTCTCCCCCTTTTAAAATGGTATTATTTTTAAGTTAAATTATTCGATAACTTCATCTATTTTACTCTCAACTATCCCTGTGATTCTCCAATCCATAGTATAGTTTTCGTAAAGTTTAGTGACTTTGGCTTCAACGTCAGTTGGTGTATAACCAAGAACTAATTTTTCTTCTCTCATTTTTTTAACTTTTCCTGATTCAGTGTCTAATAAATCAGAACTA